TGATGCGTGGCAATTGTAGCATTTCCCGCCAAGCCTACTCGCCTTCATCAGCGGCCTCACCGTGTAAGGGGGCGACCCGTCCTCAAAGTCCGTGGTGTAATAGAAAATCTTCAACTGCCTCTTGTAGTTCATGCATTCTGCTTTCTGGGCTTCAAACTTTACTTTCGTCAACATGGGCAACTGCAACGCCACCAGCATGGCAATGATTGTAATTACCAGCAACAGCTCTAGCAACGTGAAACCGCTCATCAATAATAAGGCTTCCAAGTCGGGTGATGTCCCCAGCTATCATTCCAAAACCAGCCCCATGAATCCCAAGTTTTATTATTCCTCTGCCTCGTGTTCCAACTCCTGTTGTATCTGCCTATCCCTCCTCCCCCATACCACCTGTGATCGTTAGGATCAGGGACTATTGCCCTTGCCCTTAACCATGCCAAATCCCTGTTGTTGGGGCTCACTATCTTGTCCTTGTTTGTAGTAGGGTCTTTGGCCTCGGCTGATATGTTTATCGTATCCTGCTCCAGCCACCTTCTAAATTCTGCGTGTGCATCCACGAAAGAGACTACAGAACCGTTATTGTGGTACACCCCGGGCCAGTCTTGGGAGAAAAAGCTCTCCCCACCCTTAAGTGTCGGGGCCACCCGAAAGTTGCCAGCGTTAATAGACTGTGCTGGCATCTCAATAAACGTGAATAATTGGGAACTAGACGCCACATCTGCATAGGTGTGATGAACTTTATACTGATTATCCTGTAACCAAGGCCAGCCAGACCAACCCCCAACAAAGAGGTTCATACTGTAGCTCCTCGGCCTAAGCTTTTTTGTTGCGTTAAACCAGCCCGCTGAAGTGGATTTATCCCCGGGACACCTGAATATGTGCATTCCTGTGTAATCCTTCAGCGGTGACCAGAACAAAGGCCTTTCCGACTCACCCCACACTCCGTTGCCACTCATCGAATCCGCCACCCAAGCCCACATCCCCGTAGGTTCACCCCTCCAAGCTGACGCATATGGGAACCTGTCGTGGTGATCCCCTGCAAACTCTGTAATGGCTATGTTAAGTTGGCGTTGGTTGTTAAGGCATTGCGCCTGCCAACCAGTTTGTTTAGCTGAACCAAGGGCGGGAAGCAGCATGGCCGCAAGAATGGCGATGATCGCAATCACCACCAGCAACTCGATCAATGTGAAGCCCTTTTTCATATCCCATAACCATCCTTAAGACCTTACCTTTCTTAGCCTATAATACTGTTTCCCGTCTTCTCCCCTTATAATACCCTCGCCTTCTAATGGTTTCTTAATTGTGGGGTGATTCTTTCTTTTCAGGAAGTGGCCAGACCGAAAAGCGGCAGCGTTCCGATCCATTCTCGGAGCTACACCAGTCTGTTCTTTCTTTGATTTCCTGTACTCATCATGATCCAAATACTCTACCGCTGCTGCTTTGAAATCTCCGCTATTCATTAGCTTCAAAGTCTTAGGACTCGCAGACAAGTCTCCTCTAAAAAACCCATCTACAATAGCATTCTGTGTAGATTCAGGCAGCTTATCGAAATTATTCACCTTCCTCTTTGCTAGTTTGATCTTGGATTGAACATCATGGTCAAACAATTGTTGCACCTGCCTGCTGTCTAAAGGCGCCTGACCAGACATAACTACGCTATAATTTTTACCAGCTATCCTTTTGAGAACAGGATCATTTCTGCCAACAAGATGCCCGATCCCGATGGTTAAGTTGCCTTTATGGTCTTTGTATGCATATCCCGGGCGACCCGTCTTACCCTTGCCTTCGCTATGAATAATATAATCATATAATGATTGGCCTTGTGCTGGCCTCGACCTTTTAAGCCTTGGGTCTGGCATTAGTAACCCTTCTTGTTTTTAACAGTTCCGCCCTTCTTCTTGGCGTACTTCTTCGCTTCTTCCTTTCCTTTCTTCGTGTAAGGAAACTTCTTTACCCCTTTCTTTGTTACAACTTTCGGCATGTCTATATCCATTCATCGGACTCGAGCAGCTCCAGTATTGTACCGTAGTTCTCAATGTCCTTCGCTGTATCCAGCATAGGCTCGTTTTCCGCTTCTGGCGACTCCTTGTTTTCCACTCGCTTCCATGTGAGGTTCATCAATCGCTGCACTTTATCGTTTAGCCGAAACCCGACACCCAGTATGTTTAAATCCTTCTTATCCCAAGCCGCAATGTTCTTGCTTCCATAGTCACTTTGCTTCCGGTCAAATAGGATTATGTTCTCTATCTTCACCTTCAAGGCCTTCTTCGCCATGTTGGTCTTCAGCCCAAGCGCCTGCGACAGTATCGTCGCCAGAAACGCTGTGCTCGGTTTCTGCTGGAGTTTCGCCAGCGTTGTTTTTATCGCTTCCCTCGCCTGATCCGCTGTCAGGAGTTCCTCCGCTGATGTTGACTTGTTTTGGGTCATTTATTTGTATTGGTACAATTTGTTGCCCCGGGGCAAAGCTTGGTTTTCTCTTAAACTCTTCCGACCTAAGTTGCTTGTTGTTTACCATGTTTCCACATATTTTTGCAGATTCAGTAAGTTGCTTCGACACTTCAACGGCCTTGCTTATAGCCTGCAATTTCACAGAGTCGTCGTCCGCTTCAAAGGCTATGTCGGAAGCAAGCTGCATCAAGGGTTCCAGCTTTTCTGCGGAAAGAAACACATAGCCAATGCTGGTCTTTACCACTCCCTCCTTCTCAATGAAGTCGCCGAGCTTCTTAAGCTCGCTGTACTTCTGCCTTTTAAGCGCAACCAGTCCTGTCTCGGCTGCTGCCTGTTTAGCCTCCTTCGCCGTGAACATCCCCTTGGTGGGTGGGACAACGGATGTCCCAGTCGTTGGGAGCTCCAAAGGTTCACCGTCTTCCTGAAGTATTCCTGTGTCACTCATTCCATCCAAATGCGAATCCATTATCTCTTGCCCAGCATGTAGCATCTTTTAGCTTTGTTTTAAGCGGCATATAGCATTTACACCCAAGATCGCCATCACTTGAATCACCGCACGTTCGCCTCTTCTGGGCGAATATCGGACACCGCCAACACTCTCGGTACCTCGCCAGCCGAGTGGTCGAGGCCACCGTTCGCGTGGAGGGCATCCCGAAGATTAACCACCACACCAACTGGCCCCCTTTGATCAGGATGTTTGGCAGACACCTGACGAGACCTGATGAACGGCACCAAGAAGTGGCCCCCAGCAACACGGCTGTTGCGAATGCCACCGCACGGGAACCCCGCTTGCGATATGAATGAGCGATAGACATCAATCAGTTTACCTTTCAGCTTGTAAATCGTCTTGGCCACATGACGGCAGTAATCTGTCGCGCTAAGCTTAGCCCGCTTATTCTTCTCAGACTTAATTGTATTCCTCCACCAGAGCTTCTTCGGTGCCACTTCCAGCCCCCAGTAGATATGGTCGTTCTTGAAAGCCAGCAGTCTGGTGTTGCTCATCTCCGCCCACAGGCCCTTGTCCTTGGCTACCTCAATACAGGCATCATGGCCCTTGCCGTGGAAGTCCTGACCCAGACTCTTGAACTCGTCAAATAGCCCATTCTTCCAGTTTGTCCTGTACGGGATCGGGTACAGCTCAGCAAACCCAAGGTCAACGGATTCCTGATCGTTGATCAGCCTGTCCAGCATCTTTTCCTGCAAAACCTCCCACACCAACTTCATCTGTGGAAGGCTGATTACCCCTGTTTCTGCTACGGTTTTCAGGAGTTTCTCGTCGAAATGCATTTTTTTAAAAAAAAACTTGCAACCGTCTCTGGAGACTACTATGTTCTTTCCCGCAGAGAGTGGCAGGCCAAGAGCAGATTAGCGGTCTTCCACACTAACGACAACAAATTTATCCCCCTTCGGGTCAAGGGCACTAGCTAGTTCTGCTCATTTCTAGCTGCCCGCCTCTGCAATCGACTTGACCCGTCGGGGGTGTTTTTTTGAACAATGACCATAGAACAACTGAACAGAACAAGGTTGGACGCGCAGTGCTTCAGGATCTATGTAGCCCTGCTATGCGAACAAGACATGACCATTAACAAGCTAGCCTTCAAAACAGCCATTACATGGAAAACTATTAAGAAAAAGCTGCCATTACTGGAGGCCAAAGGCCTAGCCGCCAGAACAAACAAGAAGTCCAAGGTGCGAACCTACTCTGGAATTGACCCAACTATGGAAAATAACCCAACTGTTGTGGAAAAAGACCGAAGTACAGTTAGGGAAAATGACCTACCTGTTGTGGAAAAAGACCTAGGTGGTATGGAAAATGACCCAACCATGAAGGAAATAATAGAAAAATACTCGTGAAGTTAGGCTTTTTTCCACAGTGCAACGCATATCACATATATATATTATAT